TGCACAAAATTGGCCTAAGGAGTAATTGTGGCTGGTCAAATAATCGTATCGTCAATTAAGACAGATTCAGACAACAGTATTTCGTTTGTTGCAAATACTGGTGCAACGATATTTTCTGCAAATTTGGCCAGTGGTTTGTCAGCAAGTAGTTTTGGTGACAACACAATCACCTCCGATAAAATTGTATCGGTGGCTAATACAAAGATTGCTGGTAACATTGTAAGCTCACAAATCACCTCGGTTGCAAATACACAACTCACTGGTACTGTTACAAGTGCTCAGGTGGGTTCCTCGGTGTATGAAGGTATGGGTATGAGGAATCGCATCATCAATGGTGATATGAGGATTGACCAGCGTAATGCTGGGGCGAGTGTGGCTACAAGCGCATTGTTCCCCGTTGATAGGTTTCAACTTTCGTTTTCTGGCGGTGGTGTTTTAACATCTCAGCGGTCAACTACCGCACCAGCGGGGTTTACAAATAGTCTTTCCACTACTGCGTCCACTGCTGATGCCTCTGTTGCTGCTGGTGATTTTTACGCAATTCAGCAGCGAGTAGAAGGATTTAATGCCGCTGATTTAAGTTTCGGAACTGCCTCTGCAAAGACAGTAACAATTTCATTTTGGGTTCGGGCAAGCATTACAGGGACTTATTGTGTTGCGATTACCAATGGAGCAAACGCTAGAAGTTATGTTGCTGAATATTCAATCTCTGCCGCAGACACTTGGGAGTACAAGTCTGTAACAATTGCCGGAGACACTTCTGGAACATGGCCTACAGATAATTCTGCTTGGGGCCGCATTAGATTTAGCCTTGGTGGTGGAACAGATAGCCAGACCACTGCTGGAGCATGGGCTGCTGGAAACTTTTATACGACCTCTAATCAGGCAAATTGGATCGGCACTCTCAACGCCACTTGGTATGTGACGGGTGTTCAACTTGAAGTAGGCAGTGTCGCAACCCCGTTTGAGCGCAGACCTTATGGGACTGAGTTAAACCTTTGCTACAGATATTATGAAAAAAACATATATCCTACAAATGGAAGTTACGGTTTTATTGGTATTAGTTTAGCAAGAAGCACAGACGCTGCTTTTGTTGGAGCATATTGGAAACAAGAAAAACGAACAACTCCAACTTTATATTTAAGTGCTGTCGGAACATTTAGATTAAATAACATGGGGGCCAGTGACCAAACAGCAGGCGGCGTATCTGCTCAAGTCAATGCAATCAATCAATATAGTTGGCAAATTTTATTAAATTCACCATCAGCAAATTTAACAACTGGTTATGCAGGTTATATAAATGCCGAAGGTGGTTCTACATCAACTTGTTTTGTTGCTGGCGATTCGGAGTTATAAATGTATAAACTTATTTACGATAATTATGTTGGTAAATTAGCCAATGGTGTTTACAACACGGAAAAAAATTGTTGGATTCCTTTTGACCATAACAACACAGACTATCAGGAATACCTGAAGTGGCTTGCAGAGGGTAACGAGCCTTTACCACCAGACCAACCAGAGTAATTTTCAATACAAACCCTGTTTCGACAGGGTTTTTCAATTCTACCGCACAACTCTCGTTTTGACTAAATAGGCGATAAAAACGGGAGTTATTTGTGGCAGCTTTCACAGAGATAAATGTCGAGCAGTATGCGACTTTTTCAACAACAGTCAATGTAGAAGATAGTCAAGGTTCCGCAGTCAACCTTTCTGGTTACTCTGCGGCATCTCAACTTCGCAAATCTTACTACTCAACATCTGCAAATAATTTTACCGCAACCATTACTGGTACTGCAAATGGTGAAATTACGCTGTCAATGACGGCAGCAAATACTGCAAATTTAACTCCTGGTAGAATGTTATATGATTTAGTCATCACATCACCACAAGGTATAAAAACAAGAGTTGTTGAGGGAATTGTGAATGTATTAGCAGGCGTAACCCAGTAATATGGCGATAAATGCAAGAATTAACACGACAGGTTCTATTGGTCGTGCGATTATAAAGTCATCGCCTAAAACAGCAATTGCGGCGGATACATTTGCCCCAAAACCTAATGTAAGTATCAATGAAGTGAGTGGTATTTCAACCACAGGTGTAGAAGATGGTTATACTTTAATTTTTAACTCGACAACAAGTAATTTTGAGGCACAGCCGGCATCAAATGTGGCTGTTGATATATCACAAATAACCGGGGGCACCTTTTAATGGCCAATACTGTAATTCAACTCAAATTTTCCACAGTAACGGATAAACCGGCTTCGTTAAATATTGCAGAGCCTGCTTATTCTTATAGTAGTAATATCTTCTACATTGGTTCTCCAGCCAGTACCGGTTCAATTGCAATTGGTGGTAAGTTTTATCTAGACCAACAACAGATAATCTTTGATACTGCCAATGCGGCATTTGCATCTGCGAATAATTCTACTAAAGCAAATGCTGCATTCGACCATGCCAACGCTGCATTCAATGCCGCAAATACCGCAGACAGTAAGGCAGTAAGTGCTGGTTCATATGCCAACTCTGCGTTTGTTCATGCTAATGCTGCATTTAATCATGCCAACTCAGGATTTAATCAGGCCAATACTGCACAAAATAGTGCTGCGGCTGCGTTCATTCGTGCAAACAATTCTATCAATGCAAATACAGGCGGTACGATTTCTGGTGACTTAACAATCACAGGTAATCTTGTTGTCACTGGTGAAGAAATTATTCAAAATGTTAGCACAATTGCAGTTGAAGATTCTCTGTTTGAACTTGCAACGAACAATGCTGGTGATGGATTAGACATTGGTTTCTTTGGACAATATGTTTCCGGAGGCACAAAATACACTGCTGTCTATCGTGACCATGACGATGGCAAGTTTAGAATCTTAGTTGATGGTACAGAAAAACCAACTGCTGGTAATACAGTCAATGCACAGTCATTCTCACTTGCAACTGTTGTAACTAATGTCGAAGCAAATACTGTTGTCATCAATGGTCAGAACATTGAAACCTATACAACAAACGCATTCAATCAGGCCAATACTGCACAGGCAACAGGCACTGCTGCAGGTAACTATGCCAATGCCGCATTCTTAGTTGCTAATAGTGCATCTGTATCTGCGACTGCTGCATTCAATCATGCAAATGCGGCCTTTAATACTGCAAATACTGATGTAACAAATATTTCAATTATTGGTGCAGATTATGGTACTGCATCTGCTGTACCTGCATTCCGTGTTGAAGCAAATGGTCGTATCAGTTCTGCAAACTCTACTGCAATTGCAATCGATGCTTCTGCAATTACTTCTGGCACATTAGGAGTTACAAGAGGTGGTACTGGTGCGGGAACATTTACAAACAATGGTGTTCTGTTAGGGCAAGGTACAAGTGCATTTACAACTGCATCATCTTCAACAGAAGGACATGTTTTAACAATTAATAATTCTGGCGTTCCAACTTTTGCACACCTGCAAGGTGGAACATTTTAACAATGAAAAGGGGTCGTTATGAGTGTGGAATTTTCAAATGCTTATCAGGAGATTCTGCTTGATAACCTAATGGCAATCATCAAGCAGAATTTCGTGTTTCAGACGCAATTGAAACTTGCAGAAGAAACAAGTAAAGCAAAAATAGAATTACAAGCAAAATATGATGAATTGATAAAAACAAAAAGTAATGTATATGATACAACACATGAAGAAAAAACTAGATTGCAAGGTGCCTTAAATGATGTAATGAAAAAAAAATTAGGATTAGAAAAACAATTACAAGATAAAGATGTGAAGATTATAAGTTTGAAAGAGTATATTGCAAAATTAGAAACTGTTGTTCCACAATCTAAATTGAAAAAAATTAATCCTGAAAAAATAATTGATGAAAAGCCTGAAAAACAAACCGCACCTGACCTCTTTGCAATTAAGGCCAATGACGGCAGCTCGTTCTAATGTCTAACACAGTTATTGAATTACGCCACAGTTATGTTACTGGCAATGTGCCAAGTAGCTTGGCTAATGGCGAAATTGCAATCAATACCTACGATGGAAAATTATTTTATCGTGGAGGTGTATCCAATACAATTCAAACCATTGAACGCTTCACCGGACCAGCCGGTCTTAACCAAGAAGTTCAATTCAATGATTCTGGTGTTCTTGGTGCTGATTCTGGTTTAACATACAATAAAACTACTGATGTTTTGACAGTAGTTGGTGGTGCAATTATTGGCGGCATTAATGTTGCACCACAAATTCAATTTTCCTTTAATCAAGCTAATGCTGCATTTATAGCTGCTAATAGTGCCGGTGTCTATGCTAACGGTGCTTTTGCTACCGCTAACAATGAAGCCGGTGTAAATCTAACACAAAACAATAGTATTACCGCAGCATTTACTCAAGCAAATTCTAATTTCGTAAGTGCTATAACAAGATTAACTGTTACAAATAGTGGTGCTTCTGCTTACCTAATTGATCAATACTCTGGAAATAATCCATCAATCTATGTGTCTGGTGGAGAAACCATAGCATTTCAATTAAACGGAATTAGTGGTCATCCATTTATGATTCGTGTTTCTTCTGGAGGATCAAATTATGACACAGGTCTTACTCATGTTGCAAATAATGGAACAGTAAGCACAGGTTCTTCAGCACAAGGGCAGGTAGCAGGAACACTATACTGGAAAGTTCCTTTTGATATCGTTGGTTCTACCTATGTTTATCAATGCTCAGTTCATTCAGGAATGGTTGGAAACATTGTAATTCAACAACCAGCTTCTTTTGTCGCATCCAATACAACACTTGCTTTTAATACTGCCAATGCGGCCTTCTTAGCGGCTAATGCAGCTACAGCGACTGACACGACACAAAACAATTCTATTACGGCTGCCTTTACAACTGCTAACTCAGCTGGTGTTTATGCTAACGGCGCTTTTGCAGCTGCTAATGCGGCCACAGCAACTGATACAACACAAAATAACTCTATTACAGCCGCATTTACTGCTGCCAATAGTGCTGGTGTTTATGCTAATGGTGCTTTTGCTCGTGCTAACAATTCACTTAATGCAAATACCGGTGGAACAGTTACCGCAAATGTAACAATATCTGCTAATCTCACCGCAGCTAATGTTGCGACACAAACTTACATTCAATTTGGTGATGGAACAAAGCAATTTACAGCCAATAGTGCTGGTAATGAAACTTCAGATCAGTTTGCCAGAGATACGGCCAATGGTGCTTTTGCAGCTGCTAATGCCGCTACAGCTACCGATGCAACTCAAAATACAAGAATTACTTATGCTGAAAATCATGCTAATGCTGCTTTTGATTTTGCTAATACTATTTCTGGTGGTTCTGCAATTGATAATGTAGCTAGATCACTAGCAAATACAGCACAAATTCATGCAAATTTTGCATTTAATCATGCTAATGGTGCATTTGCTCAAGCAAATACTGACTTTACAAACATATCAATATCTCCATCACAAACATATGGCAACGCAACTCATGTGCCTATTGTTACTATAACAGCTAATGGTCGTATTAATGCTATTTCTACCGTAGCAGTAACAGCAACGGATCCAAGTGCTATAGCATTTGCAATTGCTTTAGGATAAATATCAACTATGGCACAACCAACAACAAGACAACAATTCGTAGACTACTGCAAACGCCGACTAGGCTTTCCAGTTATTGACATTAATGTGGATGATGACCAAGTGAGCGACCGCATTGATGATGCTTTGCAATTCTTTGAAGACTATCATTTTGATGGTGTTGAAAGAATCTATATGAAGCATCAAATTACACAAGAAGATATTAATCGCCGTTGGATTTATTGTCCAGATGCCGTTACATTTGTTACGGGTGTGTTTCCTTTTGACGATTCAAATTCGTCAATCAATATGTTTGACCTCAGATATCAATTGCGACTGCACGACCTCTATGACTTCACATCGGTATCGTATGTGTCATATGAAATTACGATGCAACACATTCGCACATTGAATCTGTTGTTCTCTGGCACACCACAGTTTCGTTTCAATCGTAAGCAAAATAAAATCTTCCTAGATGTTGATTGGGAAAGAGACTTTGAAGTTGGCAATTATGTTGTCATGGATTGCTATCGTGCAATGCGACCAACAACACTTATACTTACTGGTACTGGTACTGCCGTAACAAGTGCAAACACAATTACAGGAACAAATACTGTTTTTGACCAAGAGTTATTGGAAGGCGATATCATTACGCTAGACGGTCAAGAGTTACAAATCAAACAAATCATTTCACCGACTGTTCTGACAACAATTGGTCCTGTAACAACTAATGTTACAAATGGTACACTTACTAAACCAGGCAACTCAGAGGTCTTTAATGATAGATTTCTCAAACAATACGCAACCGCACTCATTAAATACCAGTGGGGTTCGAATTTAAGTAAGTTTAGTGGCATTCAAATGCCAGGTGGTGTTACTCTCGATGGTGTTCGTATCATGCAAGAAGCAAGAGAAGAAATGGACAAAATCGAAGAACAAATGTTTAACTTCAACAGTCTGCCAAGTGAGATATTTACAGGTTAAAATGAATGGGCACAAATGTATATTTTAATCCATTTCCATCTAGCCAGATAACTTCCGAGCAGCTGCTCGTTGAAGATTTGGTAATAGAGGCCATGCAAATTTATGGCATGGATATCTTCTATCTTCCTAGAGCAACAAGAGACCAAGTAGATTATCTCTACGGTGAAGACACACTTAAACAATATGTGACTGCATATCCAATTGAGATGTACCTAGAGAATGTCACTGGTATGGATGGCGAAAGAGAATTCATTTCTAAATTTGGTTTAGAGATTCGTGACGAAGTAACATTCTTAGTTTCTCGCCGTAGATTTGCCGCAACAATACCATCACCAAGACCTTTAGAAGGCGATTTAATTTATATTCCCCTTCTACAAAATCTCTATGAAATTACAGAAGTCGAACATGAAAACGACCAGGCAATGTTCTATACACTTGGTCGTGGTCGTGGCGGTAATGTTTATGTGTATGCATTGAAACTGAAACAGTATGTGTTCTCAAATGAAATCATACAAGTTGGTGTTTCTGAAATTGATGACCAGATTCGTGACTACTATCCAAGAACAAATGTGACATTAAGTGCTGGTGGCACTGGCACATTCATTAATGATGAAATTGTATATCAAAGTGCCAATACTTTTGCAAATGCTACTGCGACTGCTGTTGTGCATGACTTTTTACCAAATTCACAAGTCACAATCTTCCGCACGATTGGTACATTTACGGCAGGTGGCACAATTAGAGGCAATACAAGTAATGCAGTATGGACGATTTCTACTGCCGATGACCTCGCACCACTCGACAATGCATTTGAAGATATCATCGACAACAATCGTATTCAAACAGAAGCAAATGGAATCATTGACTTCTCTGAGACTAATCCATTTGGTGAGCCATAATGCTAGGTAACGCACAATATTATAATCGTTCTATTCGCAAGATTGTCGTTGCATTTGGCACAATCTTCAATGATATTCAATTACAGAGATACACAAAAGACGGTGCAACTAAAAAAGAAATCTTTCGTGTACCGTTGTCATATGGTCCCAAAGAACGATACATAACCGCAATTACATCAGACCCAACACTGGTCAGAACAATTGGTGTCAATGTACCAAGAATGTCATTTGAATTGACTGGCATGGCATATGACCCATCTCGCAAACAACAATCTCTTTTACAGAACTTTGCTCAGAATGCCAATGGTGGTTTGAACGCACAATATGTTCCTGTGCCATACGATTTCAATTTTTCAATGACAATTTATGT